TGGAACCACGCCTTCGATGAGAGAGAAGCACTCATCGGGAACTACTGGCCACGTTGGGGTATGGGTAACCTCGCCCGCATCTCCGCCGAACGCATCGCCCAGGCTCGGGCCGGATTCTTGTTCCGGAAGGTACAGCTATGAAGAACCTCAGGATCGCATTCCTCGTTGCGGCATTCCTCATCGTCTTCGGATGGCCGTTCATCCTGATACTCACGGGATGCACCGTGCAAACGGTTCCAGTCGTCCCGCCTCAGCCCCACGGCGGTACCTGCGAGACGGCGTACATGAACGTGAAGAAGCTCGGAGGGTGCGGCCTCCACCTCGACACGCTCATCCAAGACTGCCACGACGAGGAAGAGCGAAGCGGCGTTCCGATGCCGCACGACTGCGTCACCGAGGCGGTATCGTGTGAAGTGCTCCTGGCCTGCACATGACGCCGGCCGTCGGTTGTTTCTCGCTCGTCTTCGCCGTGGTGACAATTCTCACGATGGTCGCCGCGGCACTACTCTGGTGAGCCAATGGATCGACTCGAATGTTGTCCGTTCTGCGGAGGCTCCGACACCCCAGTCGGTTTTCACGACTCGAGGGCGCGCATCAAGTGCCTCGATTGCGGCGCGACGGGACCCGAAGCCGAGTCGATAGTCGGAGCCGTGATCGCCTGGAACCACCGACCAGGATCGCCTACCGATCCAGCGCCTCCGCCAGAGCTTGTTCCGAAGAACTTGTCGGAGAACTAGAGCCGGCCTTCGAGAACGCTCCGCTCGAGGGGCGTGAGATCCCATTGCGCGACGACGGTGAAGAACCGATTATTGATTCTTCGAAGCAGCACCGGGTCGACGGGGGCGCACTTCTTCCATTCGGCTTCCCAGAGGATGTGATAGTCGTCGAGCTTGTCGGGGCGAAGCTCCGGTGGAACCGTCGGGACGACGGCGACGACGTTGCTCAAGTGAGGGTGCTTGTGCTCTGTACGCCAGGAGTAGTTGCTGAGCCTAGCGCCCATATCGCTCGTTCGAAGTTCGATCCGGATTTGATTCGCCACCGGACACCGGTACGACTGCTTCTCGACGCGAAAGATCACGGCATTCGACGCTGCGCTGAGCCAGCACTGTTTCCCGTGTGCCGGAGCGATGGCGAGCTTCGGGAGCTGTTCCGCGTTGACGCCGGCCTTCTCTATGGTCTGGTGAATATCGATGATCCGATCGCCCTTCATGAGCACTCGGTAAGCTCCGAGGAGCATCTCATCCTCGAGCTCCATGTGCTCCTTCTCGATACGTACCTGGCGAAGCTCCTTGCCGAGCACCGCAGCACGCTCGATGCGTTGCTGTTCTCTCTTCTCGCGGTGCTTGCGGACTTCCTTCCGATAGTCGGCGTAGTGGATGCGAGCGATCCGTTGGTCCATTTGGATGGTTTGGAGGTTCATAGTTACAGTCCTTTCGCTTTGACAGCCAAGTAGCAGCGCACGGCGAGTTGTCCGTCACCCGTAAGCAGGAGATTGACGGCGAAACCGCTCGAAGATTCCGGTCTGTAGTACCACGGACCCCAGTAGGCGATGCCGCGCCGGATCAGGTCTTCGACGATCGGCTCATCGGCATCGTCCAACCTGTCGTTCGACGAGAGCAGGCGATACTCCTGATCCGTGAGTGTTCTCACAAAATCCCCGACGCCACCCGACCGAAGTTGTCGTACACCCGCCCTACGACGGGGACGTTCGGCGGTACGAACCGCGTCGAGGCCCACACGACGATCTTTCCGCCGCATCCTTGAGCCACCGTTCCGGCGGCGAGTAGCGCAACCTGGGCGCTGGTTTCGTCTTCGTCCTCGAACGGGAAGACGTCAACGTTCTTTGTTGTGGCTACGACCTTGAGATAGTTCTTCACTTGGTTTCCTTTCCGCTCGGGTCTTTCGGGGTGGAGAGGGCGGCTAGTTCGAGCGCGGCATTGACCACACCGATGCACGTACGCAGCGCATCTAGCCTGCTCATGTTGCTCGCATCAGGAGTCGCGCCAACCTGCGCCCAATGCTTTACATCAGTCAGCACCTTCCGCAACTCCGCAATCGCTTCCGCCTGCCGCGCGTTAGCGGCGCGGAGGTCGGCGCACTGGTCCCGCCAATCGTTCAGTTCGTCTGCCAGCACCTGGTTATGCTCCCGCAACGAAGCGACCTCACCGAACAGATCTTGCACGTCCGAACGCGAGAGACGCGATGAATCCGCCTTCGCCTGTAATGCCGAAAGCCACTCTTTCGTCACCTCGCACCCCCTTTCCGCGCCGGGGGCTTGCGGGCCGCACGACGCTTGCGCCGTTCGGTCTCTACAGCGGCCAGGTGCTCGTCGAATTCAGCGCCTGCCTCTTCCCAGTTGTAGGGCCCGCCGTTCTCCGTGTGCCACTTGCAAATGCATTGGATGTGCGGCTTGTAGTACGGGATTCCTGGGCCGCCGACGTAGCAGACCACTTCGGGGCCGTGCGACTTGCTCCGCAGCATCTTGACCGTGGCTTTCACTTCGCCTTCCCCCCGTCCGCGGGTGCGGCTTTGGGGATGACTACGCCAAACGACAAGCACCCGAATCTAATGTCGTCGTCCGTCTCGCCCGGGACGAAAACCTTACAATCACCGAAGATATTCACGACCTCAAGACCGGCCGGGATCTTGGGGTACCACTCGCCCGGGAAAACCATCAGCAGATGAGTCCCGTTTTCGTCCACATCTTCCCAGGCGGACCCGGTCCGAACAACCTCGGACCATGCCCGAAGACCGCGCTCCTTGAGTGCCTGCTTGGGTTCGCTGGAAAGCCGCTGCCATTCTTCCAGAGACGACGGTGGGGCCGCTGGCGCTGGGTCGTTTCGCGGTCGCACAAACTGCGGCGTGGTCACGATCACCGGTACGCCGGACGCCGCGCCCACTGCATCCCTGACCGCTGCGGCGATCTCTGGGGTGAGAACGTCTTCCGCGTTCCCGGTGACGGAGTCTCCGGCTCGTGGCCCGCTTCCGTGTGAGTTTGCCATTATCGTTTCTCCTCCCCGCCCCCATCGCCCGTCGCGGCGCCCTTTTCCAAGGTATTCGGCTATGTCGAGCTCCGCATTGGTCTGCGTGGCGGTTACTTTCAAGCTCTCAAGAGCTTTCACAAGGACTTGTCGCGCCTCTGCTAACTCCTTCGCCTGTTGCGCGTTGACAGCACGGAGCGTGGTAAGCTCGGCGCGAATCCGGTCCTGCTCTTCGTCCGCAGCACGCGCCAATCGTAATCCCGAAGCTCATTGGCTCACCTCCGTTCCGGAAAGTTTCCGAAGCAAAGCGACCGTGACGTTGATGCTTTCGTTGAGCACCCTCTGGCGCCTGGCCGCCTTGAGGAGATCGTACAGGCGCATCTTGATCTTGTATGACGGCTCGTAACCGTCATCCAACCAAAACCACCCTCCCTCCTCTTTGCAAGCTGTCCATTGATGCTTCCGTTCCTTGCTCCAAGGCCACCACGACTTGAACGTGACCTCCACTGTCAAGAACTCGGTGCCCAGGTAATGAAGATCTCCCAACCGGAAGTACCCAAGTAGCCTCACATCGACGCTCACGACTCCGACCTCTGGTACTCAGGGATCGTGATCTCCCAAAGCGGATCGTTCTCCTCGAGCTTCCCGTGCGTGTGGAACGCCTGGCGCATGACGGTGGCGCCGCGGGCGAAGGCCTTCTCCGGGGTGTCGACGCTCCCCGGATCTAGGATCGGTTTCACGCCTTCGTTGAAGAGCGCGTACGTGCGTGGGAACTGTTCCTTGACGACGCTGGCGACGCACCACGCGAACTGCCTGATCTCGAACTGAGCGTCCGGGGCCATCCGGAGCGTGAGGAAGGCGAGCCAGTTGCGGAGATTCCCGGTCGCGCGCATGCGCGAGTAGCGGGAGACCGGCGTGTTGAGGCGGGCGATCTCTTTCGAGACGCCGAAAGCGAGGAGCTGTTCGTACATCGAGTAAACACGCTGTTGCTCCCCGCTGATGTAGCCGCGAATCATCTTGGCCTGCTCTTCTTCGGACTGCCACGCATTGAGACTGAGCACCCCACCGCCGCTCGCCTGCTTGTTCGAGCTCTTCTTCGCCGACGCGATGATGCGCTCAACGCTCGGCACGTAGTGCAGGTTCGGCATCTGCACGTACCGAGCGCTCATCTCGGAGTACGACTGCGTCCGATGGCGGTGCCACTCCCGGAAGACCATGATCGGGGCCTGCACCTCGATCGTGAGACCGGCGAATTCGAACGGCGTCGAGTGCTTGTGCTCGTAGAGGTAGCGGAGGAGGCCTTCGTCGCCTGCTTTCAGTTTCTCGTCCGGAGCGTGCTCACGGCTACAATGCTCGAACGTGCAACCGTGCGAACACATCGGCCCCCACCCAAGAAACCCCTTGTCCGTCGACATGCGAGCCGACTCGATGATCTCCTGGTCGCTGCCCCAAGCCCTGATGACGTCGAGGTAGCCGTGGTCGAGGACGCTGTAGCGCCCGTTCTCTTCCTGGCGGTACTCGCGGCCGTCGGGGTAGTTGTAGGGAGCGTTCTCTTGGGGCATCAGGTGGTCTCCTTCTTCGCGTCGATTCGTCTAATTGCTTTTTCGACCGTATATTGCATGAGAGCTAGATCGCAGTTCAGAAGGGCGCCTAGGTACTCCTCCAGAACACCGTGCTCGTGCCTACCCTCTAAGATTCGTCGCGCCAGTGCGCGCCATATGATGTCTGTCGGCGAAGCAGGGTAGGTATCGATCTCGAACAATCTGACACGATCGCTCTCGCGGACGGTGTACCAGAGTGCCGATTGCAGATCGCGAAGCGGTTCCTCTGACGTTTTGAGCCCGCACCGCCAGATGTACTTGATCGCGTTCGCTAGGTTACTCGGCAGATGCTCGATGAGTTCGACGCACTCGACGTTGCTCGGGTGCTGATTGTAATGACGGGGGTGATTCACTCGTTCGTTCGGGTCTTCGCTCTGTGTCGTCGCCATCATCCTTCTCCTTCAAAGTCGTCCCGATGTCTCCACCGCTCGGGACCACACGGCTGCACGCGTTGATCAGGAATGGCCTGCTCCCAGAAAAACCGTGCGGGAGTTCTACTGAATCGAAAGCGAGAACGTTCCACGCGTGTCGACCACGATCGGCGCTCGCACGCCCGGAGGGAAATTAGGGCCAGCGGGCTGGTCGTAGCGCACGACGTCGTTGAGCGTCATCGAGCCTGAGCCGGTCACTCCGGCGTAGGTGCCGGTGCCGCCGTTCACGATCACCGAGATGGTCTCGTTTGGCGCCGCGGGGTCGAAGCAGATATTGTGCGTCGAGTCGACGTTCACGTACACGGCGTCGTTCGCGTTGAGGGCTCGGAACGTGAGTACTCCGAACGGCTGGAGGAGTAGCGAGCTCGGATTCGAAGAGCAGCCGAACCCGAGTAGTGCCGTGTCGGTCGCGCCCTCGATCGTGGCGAACCGAAGCTGCCCATTCGCGGTGACCTTGAACGTTCGGGCGAAGACGCCGTCGCCGTTCATGTCGATGGGCGCAGTAGCGAACGCTGTCCCGCCCCAGCCGCCGGTGACGGTGAAGGGGCCGCTCGCTTGCGCGCGATGGGCGATGGCGAGGACGAGAGCGGCAAGTGTGAATGCGAAAAGGACGTACTTCTTCATGTTTTTCTCCAAGGGTTAGGGTTTCGAAATCGGTCCGGGAACTTCTAGCTCGGTGAGCTCGACCTTCACGCTGTGATCCCCATGAAAGGTCACCTCCGTTCGGTACCTTCCTTCCGCCAACCTGTGGTTCTGGATGTACTCGATCACTGCGTCGGCGACTTGGTAATGCGAGAGGTTGATCGTCACAGCTTTCGGTATCGTCATCGTTTTCCTTTCGAGCGGCGCCCGAGCAGGACCGGCAAACGACCAAGGCGGCGAAGTCGTCGTCTGCCGGGCCTGATCAGGCATCGATCATTTTCCCTCCACCAGAAAGAGCGTCTTCTGAGCCCTCGTCACCGCCACGTAGTAGAGGTTGTCCTCCTCCTGCCCAGGTCGACGCCGGTAGGTTCCGCTCAGGACCCACGCGCGCTCCCGCTCGAGACCCTTCGCCTTGTGCGTCGTCGACAGCGTGATCTGAGAGAGGCTATCTCGATCGACGAAGAGCTCCTCGATTCGCCCGATGATGTCCCCCACCGACGTCGCGCCATCCGCGAGCGCCAGGAGGCATTCCGCGCGATCCTCGACGGCCTGAGTGTCCCGGTGCTTGGCGGCCAGACGGGCGCACTCCTTGTTGCGCCAGTCTTCGATGTAGTCCTTGAGCGCCTCCACGCTCTTCGCTTTGCTCTTCTTGACGAACGCCGCGAGGGACGCGCCGATGTCGCGACCCTGGATGTTCGCAGGCCGACCCTCCCGGATGAAATGCATGCAGAGCGCGATCAGCGGCGCATTGGTCCGGCTAAGGACGAAGTCCCCAGAACGTGCGTCACGCTTCATGTCGCTCTTGGTGACTACACGCACCTCGCCCTCCGCCGCGTCTGGAGCCCATTCGATCTGAGGGACCACTTCCTTGGCCTCCCGGATGACCGACTTGCAGCACCGGTAACAGACGCTGAGCGGGAGCACTTTCGCCTCGAGCCGGCGCACCACGTTATCGACGGCGGCAGAGTCCGCGCCGCGGAACCCGTAGATCGCCTGACGCGGATCGCCGACGGCGCAGATCCGACCGCCAGGCTTGACCGCGCGCATGGTCATCTCGATCTGGCACCGGTTCAGGTCTTGGGTCTCGTCGACGAAAACACGGTCGAACTGCGGCTGCTTGAGCTCCAGAGCGATCGGGAGCCAGATCATGTCATCGAAGTCGATGCGCCCATCCTCGGCAACCTCGGTGCACTGGAGAAGAACCTTCACCACG